TTGCTCGTGCGGGCAGACCTACAGGGATTAGAATATATTAAGAACATGGTACTATTGAGGCAAAACTGTGTATAGCTCACTAAATATCTACAATCAACCGATAACTGTAGCTCCTACAACAGTAGCTAGTCCTAATGCGGCATATCAAAGAATGTCTCAATTTTGGGATTTGATTATAGATTTAAAAGAAGGTACATACAAAATTAGAAGCGAACATAGAAAATATTTACCACAGGAAGCAAGAGAAACAGACGATAGTTATGACGTAAGACTTAGTAGGTCAACAGTAGTACCATATTTACAGCGTATAGAAAAAATGTTATCAGGAATGCTGGTAAGAAAGCCAGTAAGACTTGATGACGTATCTGACTTAGTAAGAGAGCAACTATTCGATGTAGATTTAGAGGGTAATGATCTCAATGTTTGGCTTTATCAAACTGCAAGAGCAGCTATTAGCTTTGGTCATGTAGGAATATTAGTAGATGCTCCGAAAGATGGCGATAAAACAAGGCCATATTGGGTAACTTATACACCGAAAGATATATTAGGTTTTAGGTCTGAGATTATAGATGGCTCAAGACAGCTTACACAGGTAAGACTAATAGAACAAGTTGTTGAACCTGATGGCAAATATGGTGACAAGATTATAAAACAGATCAGGGTACTAGAAAGAGGTAGGTACGAAATTCATAGAAAAGATGAAAAAAAAGGAGATTATAAGTTATTTGATGAAGGTGAAATGAGTCTTAAGGATAAGATTCCTTTTGCTATTGCCTATTCAAATAGAGTTGGTTACTACGAAAGCCGCAGCCCGCTGTATGACATTGCAGAACTAAATCTCAAGCACTACCAGATACAGAGTGATCTTTTTAATATTTTACACATAAGTGCAGTGCCTAATTTAGTTGTTTATGGTTATCCAAATGCAGACGAAATAACAACAGGCCCTAATGAAGCGTTGTCATTACCACCTGAGTCAAGGATGGAATATGTATCGCCAGCAGCCGATAGCTATGATGCACAATTCAAACTACTAGATGAATTAAAAGAACAAATAAACACACTATCATTAGCCGCAGTACTTGGACAAAAGTTAGTAGGAGAAACAGCAGAGGCTAAAAGGATAGATAGATCACAGAATGACAGCACAATGATGGTGATAGCACAGCAGATGCAAGATTTAATTGATAACTGCCTTAAATTTCATAGTGAATATTTGAATGAACCTAATGCTGGCAGTAGTTTTGTTAATAGAGATTTTGTAAGTGCAAGATTAGAACCACAGGAAATATCAAGTTTACTTACATTGTTTACTGCTGGAACTATTAGTCAGGAAACATTGTTAAATCAATTATCTGCTGGTGAAATTCTTGGTGATGACTTTGACGTAGAAGAGGAAATAGAAAGTACACAGAAGGGAGGGCTAACAGAAATTGATCCACCGATGGAACCAGAGCCAGAAGATGAGGAGGAGAAAGAGGGGGAAGAATGATAAATGAGTATTCCAGAGGTATTTTTTAGGGAAACTATTGACCTAAATAGATATAGTAATGCTGTTGCTAATAAATTTGTAGAAAACTATGTTCAAGTAATTTATGATGCTGCCGAGCAACTAGTTAAATTAGATATAAGACAAAAAGCAGCCCCAGCGGGTGTAGTTATAGCACCACAGACAAGAAATAGACTGAGATCAATAATTGCACAATCGAAAGCAAGTATGGATAGATGGTCTAAAGATACTACCAAGCAGATGATAAAGGAGTTAGAAGGTTTAGCAAAAATTCAAACAGGATTTATAGAGGGTGAATTACAAAAGGCTGTTAAATCTGGCAATATCCCGATTAATTCAGTAGCTGTTAACCAAAGGTATGCAACTTCTTTTGTTAAGACAGATCCCACGAAGGTCAACATATTTACCAGTAAACAATTCACTGAAGATGATTTTATTAAGTTTGGTTCGGGTAAGTTTGAGCTAACTGCAAGGCAAGGTGCAATGATGACATTGCCTAATGGAGATACAGTACAAAAAGCTTTTAGAGGTATAGCGGCAAGAAACCAAGAATTATTAGCAAGAACTATTAGGGCTGGTGTTTTTAGTGGAGAATCAACAAGTCAAATAGCAAGAAAATTAGTAGGAAAATTAAATTTCGAAGATACTCTTAAAGCTGGCGGCCAAGCCAAATTAGCAACACATCAAATAAAAACAATCGTAAGAACTTCTGTTAATCAAGTACAGAACCAAGCTTCACAATCTGTATATGCAGCAAATAGTAAAGTAGCACCTAAATATGAATATGTTGCAACCCTAGATAGTAAAACAAGTTCAATTTGTCAAAGGTTAGACGGCCAAAAGTTCACGTACAACAAAGGTCCAACACCACCACAGCATTTCAACTGCAGATCTACAACTGTTCCTGTTGTTGATTACGAAGGCTTGAGTAAACGTCAAGGTTTTGAAGGTTTAACAGAACCGCCAGTAGGAAAGGTAGTTAGCAGACCTAGTGCAACTGGTAGAGTCCCACAGGGAACACAATATGGTGATTGGTTACTGCAACAAGATAAAAAACTACAAATTAAGACTCTAGGTACTGACAGAAAAGTTAATGCCTTTAAGAAATTAGCTAAAAAGGAAGGTTCAGGGCATTCAGCGTTAAGAAAGATGATACGGAATGACGGAACAGAACTACCACTCGATAAGTTAGAAAAATTATATAGCAAGCCTAGTGCTGTTAAGAAAGTAGCAACAAAAGTAGCCGCACCTGTGACGAAATCACCGAAGATTAAGACATCACCAGCTTTTTCAACTGAAGGTGTCGATACATGGCTTACTAAAAACAAATTTGGCAATATTCAAGAGTTTACAGAGGACAGCTTAGACAGTATGGAAAGTTTAGGCGGTTTGACAGAGAAAAATATCAAGAAGATGAGAACATTTATGAAAAAAGGTAATGTTGTTAATCAATTCAATATGAAATACGAAAAAACTAAGAATTTTAGTGATTTAAGACAGAGATTCTTGACAGGAGAAAATTTAAAAGCTTTTGAAAAATCAAATGAAACTGTTGTGAAAAGATTCCAATACATTAATAAACTAGATTCTAAAGATTTATCTTCTAACACCAAAGATTGGAAAGTAATTTGGAATGGTAGGGGCAATATGGGAATGGGTTCTCAAAAAGATTTATTTGAAAGAAATATAAATTTGCTAAAACAAGGCAAAATGCTAGATTCAGGTTTCCAGAAAAGAGTAGTAAATAATTTATTTGGTAATGCTAGTGGCAGTGCTAATGGATATACGATTATGAACTCTGGAATGGTTCATACAAGATTAAGAGATGGTGCAAGAAAAATTACTGTCTCATCTGCAAAAAAAATAAAGAAGAGTGCAGCTCAAACTTTAGAAACTAACTTCAAATTTAGCAAATTTAAAGGTACAGCTTACGAAAGATACAGGCAAGGAATTAAGGAAGGTGTAAGTGAGGTATGGTCAAACTCACACCCTATGGATGCCAGTATTGATTGGTTCTCTACATTAGTGCATGAAATGGGTCATCAAGTTCATTACCAAGCAGGTGCAGGTAATTTAGGAAGACAGTTTATGAAGCTAAAAGGTATGAAATTCCCTACTGAATACAGTCGTAAAAATGCTTTGGAACAATTTGCAGAATCTTTCACTCAGTATATTTTTAACCCAGAAGGGTTGCAAAAAAATGCTCCTCGTCTGTATAACTGGGTAGAACAAACATTAGATCAAGCAATTAAAAACACATGACACCAACAGAAGCACTAATACTATCAAGAGAGTTTCCTAAAAACAGAACAGTACCAAAGCGTATCTTTGAATCTATGGAAAAGGCTAGAGGAGACAATAGGAAAAAGTTTGAACAGATTGTTGAAGGTTTATTTATTGACTGCAAGGCAGACGAAGATTTTATTTTGCTAAACAAATATTTTGGAGAATAATGCCAATAAAAAAAGGTAAATCACAAAAAATTATCTCTGCTAACATTAGTATGTTGATGAAAGAAGGCAAAACATTAAAGCAAGCACAGGCAATAGCTTTAACAACTGCTAAAAAACGTAAAAGGAAGTAAGATATATTCAGCTACTTATTTTCCTATGTACGGCACACCTAAGAAAAAAAAGAAAGTTAAGAAAGGAGGAAAAAAATAGTGGGTTATACATTTAAAGTTCAGACTTATGATGAGTCGAAACCAAAGGCTGAAAACTGTGAAGTAAAGCCAAAAACTTCTAAGAAAAAAACTAAAAACTTAAAATGAAAAAAGGTTCTAGAGTCAGTTGGGTTTACGCTGGTAAACGTACTTTTGGTAAAGTTGTTAGCGCAAATGCTGGAACTAGAGCCAAGATAAAAACAGCTAGTGGCGGACAAGTCACAAGAGTAGGAAGTAAAGATGACCCTATTGTTAAGATAATTTCTGACTCTACTGGCAATGCAGTATTAAAGAAAAGATCTGAATTAAGAGCAGCACCTCCAAAGAAAAAGTGAAGCTAACTACCAGACAGAAGAATACACTTGCAAAACATCAAAAGGCTCATGGTCATAGCAAGACTCATATGGATTTTATGAAACGCAAGATGAGAGAAGGAGTTTCATTTACTGAAGCACACAATATGGCAATGAAGAGGAAGGGGAAATAGTATGCAAAAAGCTTTATTTGATTTAACAGAAAAAGATATTGACCTTAAAAAAGTTGATATAAATGAGTTTGTTGTTAAACCTGTAACAATTCAACAAGTAAAAAGTTTTGTTGAGAAATGGCACTATTCAAAAAATATAAATGGGCTAAATATTTCTCATGTTTTTGGACTTTTCTATAAAGAGTATTTAATAGGTGCAATTATTTATGGCTCTTTGTCTATGGCTAATACATGGCAAAAGTATGGAACAGATGAAACAGAAGTAGTTGAACTTAAAAGGTTATGTTGTATTGATGCAACAAAGAAAAACACAGAGAGTTTTTTTATTGCAAAAACAATTAAATTTTTAAAAAAATATAGCAATTACAAAACTATTGTTTCTTACGCAGACCCGTATTTCAATCATCAAGGGACAATTTATAAAGCTTCAAATTTTACACATGAAGGATTTACAGCAAAAAGCAAAGTAATTTTGTATAAAAATAAAATCTACCATGATAAAACAATTAGATCAGTTGATGACCAAAAAAGATTAAAGCCTTTTACCTATCAAATCAAAGAAGCTTTGCAGTTAGGACAAGCAACTTACATTAATAAGCCACCTAAACACATATATTGCTATGAGATAAAAAGAAGAAACAATGATTTACCGCAAGCAAAAAGTCGAGAATATAATCAAATGAGCTTAGTTTGATATGAGCATAAAAAAAGGTGGCCATACTTTTGAAGGTCTTAATAAACCAATAAAAACACCAAGTCATAAGTCTGGTAAAGCTGGTGCTGTTGTTGTCAAAATCAATGGAAGAGAAAAGCTTATAAGGTTTGGTATGCAGGGAGCAAGTACTAAGCCACCAAGAAAGGGAGAGTCAGAGGCAGACAAGGCAAAAAGGCGATCATTTAAGGCTCGTCATGCTAAAAATATTGCAAGAGGCAAAGTAAGTGCGGCATACTGGGCTGACAAAACTCGTTGGTAGGTTATTATTTATATTAATTATTGTTAAAATTTATTTATGGCTGACGAACCAATCAAACCAAATTCACCTGTTGATACAGCAGCGTTAATGGCAGAAGTTGAATCACTCAGGAAAAGTAAAGCTGAATTATTAGATGATTACAAAAAAGCTAAAGAAGCTGCAAAGGCAGTACCACCTAATGTTGACGTAGACGCATTGATTGCATATAAACAAAAGAAAGAACAAGAAGAGCTAGAGGCAAAGGGCAGATATGATGAGGCGATAGCAAAACAGGCTCAACAATACAGAGATGCAGAAGAAGCAAAAAACAAAAAGATACTAGAACTAGAAGCTAAACAAAGACAGTTAGAAGTTGAAGCCCCAGCAGTAACAGCCCTTGCTGATGTTGTTCACGATCCCCAATATGTATTGAGTCGCATTAGCAAGGATCAATTATCTAGAGAACCAAACGGAACTGTAGTTGTAGTTGATGGCTATAACAGAACACCTGTGAAAGATTGGGCTATGTCAAATATGCCTCAATGGGTACAAAAAAACCCAAGACCTCAAGGCGGTGGAGCTACTACTACAAAAGTACAGACTGAAACAGTAATAGCTGGAGACAAAAACCCATTTGCACCTGATTCATTCAACCTTACAGAGCAGAGTAGATTATTTAGAACAGATATAAATAAATATAATATGCTCAAAAACGCAGTTAGCGGTTAATATAGAAGCAACGTGGTTGTGCTACGTCAGGGGTTGTGCCTCGAAGTGAACATATTTATTAAATTTTCATGGCGACATTACGCAGTGATTTAATAATTCCTGAGGTGTTCACACCATACTTGATCGAAGAAACTACTAACAGAGATTCTTTCCTTCAGAGTGGTGTAGTACAACCTTTGGCCGAATTAAATCTATCCGCAGAAAGAGGCGGAGACTTTGTAAAAATACCTTTTTATAAAGCAAACTTGAGTGGAGATTTTGAAGTCTTAACAGATTCAACATCATTAACACCATCAAAGATTACAGCAGATAATCAAATTGCTGCTGTTCTTCACAGAGGTAGAGCTTTCAGTTCTAGAGATTTAGCTTCTTTAGCTGTTGGCGGTAGTCTTGATCCAATGGCTGCTATTGCTCAGAAGATGGCCGCTTATGTAAACAACCAGAAACAGAAGGATTTATATTCTTGCTTAACTGGTGCATTTGGTTCTATGACTGCAAATGATAGTAGCTCAGCTTTGTTTGATCTTTGTATAGATTCAGAATCAGGTGATACTCCTACAGTTTTAAGTCCTAGACACGTTGCTAAAGCACAAGCTTTACTTGGTGATCAAGGCGGTAAGATTACAGCTATTGCAATGCATTCGAAGGTTTTTTATGACCTTGTTGAGCGTAATGCTATAGACAGAATCTACGATAATACTGGCGCTCCTGATACAGCAGCAGCTTCTGGTAGTACAACTAGAGCATTTGATGGACCAAATACAGTTAACACTTTTATGGGTCTTAACGTGATTGTTTCTGACGATGTACCTACTGCAAACAGTGGTTCTTCAACAGAGTATTCAACTTTCTTCTTTACACAAGGAGCAGTTGTAACTGGTGAACAATCTCCAATCAGAACTCAAACTGATAGAGACATTCTTGCTTTAGAAGAAGCAATGGCTGTAGATCTTCATTACATCTACCACCCAGTAGGTCTTAAGTATGCAGTATCAACTGTAAACCCAACTCGTACAACTTTAGAGACTGTTGCCTCTTGGTCGAAAGTTTATGAGACAAAGAACATCGGTATTGTTCGTGCTACTGTCGCATCTAATCAGGATTAATCATGCCATCATTATTTGAAATCACTGCTGGATCTTTAGCTGGACCAACAGATGGTGGGACTGTAACTCAGGCCACAAACAAGGGAACTGCCGTAACTCTAAGTACAGAGTCAGGTCAGATCACTATGAACGGAGCAGCTTTAGCAGACGCAGCAGAGGTATCTTTTACAGTTACCAATACAAAAATTGCTGCTACTGATGTTGTAGTTGCTTGTCATGGATCTGCTGGAACAGCAGGGGCTTATATCGTAAGTGCTAACAGTATTGCTGCTGGTTCTTTCAAAATCACAGTCTCTAACGTATCTGGTGGTTCATTAAGTGAAGCGATTGTTATTAACTTTGTTGCACTAAAAGGTGCGTCTAGCTAATGGCTCTATTTGCTTTTAAGCGAATGAGGGAACAAAATGAAGCTGCTCAAAAGGCGGCTTCTGTTTCCACATCAAAGCCAAAACCAAAATCCAAGCCTCAAAAGGTAAAAGTAAATGGCGATAACCCTTGATGCAACTGTTGGTGGGGCTAGTGCCAACACCTATATAACTCTTGCTGATGCAAACTCTTTCATTGAAGGTTTAATCCTCAGTGATGACAATGCAGCTTGGGACGGCTCTAGTACTGATAATAAAAATCGTGCTTTATTTACAGCAGCCCAGAGGATTGACAGAGAAAAGTTTTTAGGAGCTAGAGTAGCTGATACTCAAGCTTTAGAATGGCCGAGGTCAGGAGTAAGAAAACCTGACACATACACTAACTTGTATGGGTTAAGCTTTCCAAACAGATTAGTTGCTGACTATTACACTGACACTGAAATACCAGATCGGGTAAAACACGCACAAGTAATCTTGGCTGTATATCTAAACAACAATAGGAACGGATTAGAATTAAGCGGTTTAGAAGATTTTGCTGCTGTAAGTATTGGTAATATAAATGTAACTCCTAGATTCTATGGAGCAGTCGGGGTTGATCGTATTCCACCAATCGTTGACCACTACTTAATGGGTATTAGAATAGGTGGAAGAGCAAACTTACAAATCAAGAGGTCTTAACAATGGGCTACGGCTACGACTATCCAGCAGCAATCATTATTACAAATACTGCTGCACATACAGGCAGATTTGGTAAGGTGCATTGTTTAACAGATGCAGAAGCAACTTTTGTAGCTGAGAATATTACAGAAAATGGATCTGCAACTATCAATGGCATAACAATGAAAGCATCTTCTGAAGTATGCGGAGTTATAACAAGTATTACTTTAGCTAGTGGACAAGTAATAGCTTATAGATTATGAGTCTTGCTAATGCACTAAAAAAAGCTGCCAGCGCTTCACTCAAAAAGCTTGGTGGTGATGTAACTATCAGACAAGTAACAGCAGGGGCATACAATACCACTACTGGAGCTATAACAGAATCTACATCTGATACAACTATTAAAGGTGCGTTAAGTAATGTTACAAGAAATCAAGTCAATGATTTGATTGAATCTCAGGATAAATTGTTAACTATATCTGCTGGAGATCTGACTTTTGTACCGACAACAAAAGATAGAGTTGTTATTAGCAGCGTAGAATTTAAAATTATTCAAATAAATGTGAATGAGCAAAATAATATTCCTGTAAGTTTCGATCTTATCTTGAGGTAAATATGGCAAGACAAATACATATTTTGCAGATACCTAAAGTGATGGAGGAATCTGTAGAAATTTTAGTACAAGCAACTACTTTAGAATGGACAGCAAGAGTAAAAAAAGCAACACCAGTTTTTGAACCTAGAGAAAAAGAAAAAGGTGTAGGGGGATCATTGAGACTTGCATGGCAAACCCAAATAAAAAAGTTTAGCGGTACTGTATCAAACAACTTACCTTATGCAGAGCCAGTTTGTTTCGGTGAAAACTTACCACCCTCTTGGGGTGATGTTTACAGAACAAGGCAAAATACACAGGCTGGATTTCCAGAACTTATTGCAAAAGAGTTACAAACTTGGGCTGAAGGAGAATACAATAAGATCAAAGGGAAAATATAATGGCTGCTACAGACTTAAATACAGTTAGATCTACAATAGAGGCGAGATTAGCAACAGAGTTAGCTTCAAGCCCCGCCATTCCTCTTGTTTTTAATAACATGACGTTTGACTCTACTGCTGAAGATACCTTTGTTCAGTGCATTACTAGCTTTGGTGCAAACACATATTTAACTCAAGGTGGTGCAAGTAATTCTGATAATTTGATAAGTGGTTTAGTTTTGATAAATATATTTACAGAGGAGGGTCTTGGAGCAGGGTCTAACTTTACAATTTGCAAAAGACTTAGGGACTTATACAATAGAATTACAGTATCAAGTGTTATTTTTGATGCACCTATTGGACCTGAGATTCTTAACTCAAGTCCAGAAGGTAAGTTTCAAACACAATTAAGAATAACATTTTCAATTTACGAGGATCTTTGATCATGCCAAAACTTGAAATCACAGAAGAAATGCTTGACGCTATCGAAGCAGTCAAAGGTAGAAGAGATGGAAATTATTGGGATCCAGAATGTAGAAAGTATATGGAGAGTCAACAAAATTTAGAAAAAGATGTAAAAAAGACTGAAAAGAGTTAATATATTTATAAATATTTCTTTCTTTTGTTATGGCTGCTGTAAAAGGTGACGTTGGTAAAGTTATGTTCCACAATGCGGCTGGTACTGAGGCCGAGATATCTGGAACAAGATCATGGTCTTTGTCAATTTCTAAAGACACACTAGAAACTACAGTTCAAGGTAATACTGCAAAAACCTTTATTGGAGGTTTGCTAAGTGCTGAAGGTTCAGCAGAACTTATTTATGACCCTGCTGGAAACTCAGATTATCAAGCTTTTATTGATGATGTATTAACAACAGGTGATGCTGGTGACGCATTATTTGAATTGTTCCCTGATAGTGCAACTTCAGCAAAAAAAATAAGTTTTTCTGGAATTATTACTAGCATGGAAGCTGCGGCAACACTTGGAGAAACACAGTTAATAAACATTTCGTTTATAACAACTGGTGCAATTACTTCAGCTATATAGTAAATTTAAGATACTTCGCACTTAATTTATGGCAGAAAAAAGAACTCTCGACCTTTTAAAGGAATCATTTGACCTCTCTAAAAGGCGAAAATTTGACGTTAAAGATGATGACGGCAAAACTGTAGTCAGTTTATATTTCAAGGCCATTACAAGGGCTGATAGAGCCAGAGCAACGCAAAGGGCTGGCAGTGATGATCCATTAATTGTTTCTACTCATATGCTTTGTCAGTTGGCAGAGAATGAAGATGGTACAAAAGCATTTAGCCCAGCAGATTTTGGTAATTTACATAATGAGTTACCAGAAAACGTATTGAATGAGATTGAATTGTTTTTATTTGGTGTAAATCAAAACGCAACTATTGATAACGCAAAGGAATCTTAAGGGGGGATAACTGGTTAAATTTTGAGTTCTTCCTTGCAACAGAATTAGGTAAAACAATAAGTGAATTAAGAACACAGCTTACTGAAGAGGAGTTGATATTTTTTGCTGGTTATTATGAATTAAAGTATGATAGGGAAAAGAAAGAGGCAGATGCACTCAAGCGCAAATCAAAGTATAGTTAAAGGAGTTATTGTTTAGTCGTGGCAGTTTCTAATGTAGAACTAAGAGTTAATGCCACACAAGCTGTCACAGCGTTAAAGAATGTTGATGGACAAGCTAAAAAATTTAATACGACAATAAGCGGTACAAGTGGAAAACTAAAGGCGACAACTGGAAGTTTAAAAGTATTACCAGCAGGGTTAATCGCAACAGGAGGTGGAGCTAAAGTTGCGGCTGGCGGTTTTGGTGCGTTAACGGCTGCGGCTGCACCCTTACTTGGACCTTTAATTGGAATATCTGCTGCTGTAGGTGCTTTAACAAAAGTTTTTGGAAATTTAAGTGTACAAGACTTTGCAAGTGCAAAAATTAAAACTCTTGGAGTAGATGCTGACGCTTTAAAACCAAAGCTTGCAACTTTATCTAATGAACTAAGTGGTCAAGCCTCATCTTTAGATTTATTAGCAGCTTCCTACGATATAGCATCTGCTGGCTTTGGTGAAACTGCTGAACTGACAGATGTATTAAAGGCATCACAGTTAGGCGCAACTGGTGGATTTTCTGAATTAGCGACTGTTGCTGATGCAACAACCTCTGTTCTTAATGCTTATGGTCTAAGTTCAGATCAGGCGTCTAAGTTAGTTGATGGATTTATACAAACACAGAATGATGGTAAAATCGTTGTTGATCAATATGCACAACAGATAGGTCGACTTGCACCTATAGCGGCTGGTGCTGGTGTGGGAATAGATGAACTTAATGCGGCAATATCTACTGTCACTGCAACTGGTGTTCCTGTTGAATCTACCTTTGCTGGACTACGACAAGTTATTGCTGCGATACAAAAGCCGACCAGTGAAGCATCAAAAGCGGCTGAAAAATTAGGAATTGATTTTAGTGCTACTGCATTAAGTACAAAAGGATTAGGAGGAGTATTAGAAGAACTTGTTGCAAAAGGTGGAGCTAGTGAAGAAACACTGGCTCAGTTCTTTGGATCTGTTGAAGCAAGGACAGCTTTATTACCCTTAGTAAATGATCAACTTGTAAGCTTTAACAAAAATTTGGATAATCAAGCTAACGCACAAGGAAAAGCTGCTGAAGCGTCTGTTACATCTTCAAATACAATTAAAGGGCAACTTACAAGATTAGGGACTGCATTTACAAACTTAACGACTGATGGTTCAGAAATTGGGATAGTTATAAGGGAATCTCTTAAAATTGCTGCTGTTACAGTTGAAGCTTTGGCGGCAGCTTTTAAATTAGTATTAGCTCCTGTAAGAGCTATCTTTGCGGCTGTTGGAGAGATAGGAAAACAAATAGGTAAGGCAATAGGAATAGATGCAACAAAAACTTTATTTAATCTTGAACAGGGTTGGATAGGTATAAAAGAAAGAGTTACAGAAGTTTCAGATAAAGTTATTTTTGCTGGAAAAGTTATAGGTGGTGTTTATGCAAATATATATAAAAAAATTTTTGGATTTTTAAAAGGTATTGCTGATGGTACAAAAAACATTTTTATTGGAATTATAGATACTTTTAAAGGTGTTGTTCAAGGTATTGTTGATGCTATAAATGGCAATCCTATATTAAAAAGATTATTTGGTGGACTTGCAAACATAAAATTAGACTTTGATATTAGTGGTATAAAAAATTTTGGAAAAGACTTTTTAAAAGGTGCGCAAGAAAAAGCTGAAAAATTAAAAAATACTGTTATTGAATTTAGTGGTGTAGAAAAAGAAATTACAGAAGAAAATAACAAACAAATAGATGCAAAAAACAAAATACTTGATACAAATGGAAAAATAAAAAAAAGCGTTGATCAAATTACTGAAGCTGAAAAAAAAGCTAAAGAAGAGGCTGATAAATTAAAAGACAAGTTTATGAAAATAGGAGAGGATATAGAAAAAGGAATTGTTTCAAACCTTGCAGACGCTGTAGAAGGTACAAAAACTTTGGCTGAAGCTGCTGTAAGTGTTCTTAATGATTTAAAACGTAAGTTAATAGAGGTTGCTATACAACAAGCGGTCTCAGGTATAGGAGGAAAAATTGGTGGATTTTTAGGTAAAATATTTTCTGGCAAAAAAGAAAGAGGAGGAAGAGTTAATGCTGGTGGTGCTTTCCTTGTAGGAGAGCGAGGGCCTGAGATTTTGCAGATGGGTTCTAAAGGTGGCAATATAATTCCAAATAGTCAAATTGGTGGAGGTGGTGATTCTGTAGTAAATAATATTTCGGTTAGTGTAGATGCCTCAGGATCGGCTGTTAGTGGCTCATCTGCTGGAGGTAACGAGTTAGGTCAGCAGATTGCAGTTGCTATCCAAACTGAACTAATTAAACAAAAACGTGCTGGAGGTTTATTAGCATAATGGCAACTTTTCCAAGTAT